CCTGACACTGAATTGGTTTTTGATCGAACCTAATCCAGCCTATCAGGGGCTCAGCCTCCCAGCGTCAGGCGAACCGCTCAGCCCATACCAAATTTAGCCCGCTAAATTGGACAGCAGTGATGTATAAACCTGAACGCCGGAGCTGTTCCGCAGAATTCCGGTGCCGTATAGGATGTCCACTGTGAACTGTTGAGCCAGTGTGTCGGGCTGGTAGCTCATTACCACGCGCATCCCGAAGTTGCCCAACTCGGCATACTCCGCGATGGCGCCGGTCCCGGGCAGCGGGAGCGGCAGACGCCGGATGACCAGGCCGATCGCGTCTCTAGCGAAAGCCAGGTTGTGGGTCGTTACCGGATTGGTGCCCGTGTACTGCACAAACTGTGATCGGAATACAAAAAAGTCCTTGATCTTTCCAATCGTGCCCTCGACCAACGCGTTCAACCCGGCATCGCCCGCAGTCTGAAATTCGCTGAATCGCGGGATCTGTCGCCACGCGGAGTAGGCCGCCGCATCCACGACGATGAACTTTTGTGCGGACGGTGGAAGTTTCGACAGGAACAACGCCGTCTCCGCCTCGTCAATCACCGGTTCCGTGATCGCGGTCGCCGGCGTGCCCACTGGAGCGTTGGCTGTGAAGCCGGCATACAGGCTGAGCAGGTCGATCTCCACCGCCTGGGCGATTGCAGCCACCGCCGGCCGCATGTACAGCTGCAATAGATCCGGTACCGCCAACACTTTGGTTACGTCGGGAATCTGGAACGTAGCTTCCATGTGCTGGTTCAACACGATCTGAGCATTGCCCAGGCTGGGATTCTGCGTTTGTACCGCATTACCCTCGAGGATATTATTCGCCGTCATGATCGGCGGAATCGGTACGTTGACCGTGTCTCCCCCGTTCGCCAGGACCGGCTCGTAGTCTCGATTGACCAGGTTCCCCATCACGAGGTTCCCCACCAGTACCGGCAATGCTTCCGCCGCTACTAGCTTCACAATCGCGTTTGCGACGTTTGCTGAAGTGATTGCTGCCATATTTTCTCCTTCTTCGTATTGTGCCGGCTACTGTAACTTGTCCGTCCGGCAGTGCTTTAAAACCCTCGAAGGGTCTGTGACGCCACGCGCACGATTTCTTCTCGTACTCGTTGCATTTCCTCCGCGCTCATGCCCGGACGGATCTGTTCGATGTTTATTGCGTCCCTGCCCGTGGCTGGGGCTTTGAGGGTAGCCGTCATCCCGGTTCCCCCCGCTATGCGAGCCGGCAAGAATTCCGGATTCTCATTAACGAAGCTCGTAAGATAATCCCTCACCGGCACTTCACCTGAATCTCCACGAGCCACAAGTCTTCCGTCTTCTGTGCGCACAATGCCGTCTTGCACCGCTTTGAACGCCAGGTCGATCTTCGCCACACCCAGCCGTTGCAACTCCGCTCGTACCGCCGAACCGCGCTCTGCCTCATCCGCCGCCTTGCGGTTACGTTGATTCTCAGCTACCAGTTCGTTCATCCGCCGTTCCAACTGCTCTCGGCGCCGGCGTTCTTCCACTAGCTCCGCCTTGTAAGCGGGTTCGCTCTTGGCCTTTTCGGTGTTGGCGAATTCTTGCACTGCCTGCCGTACAATCGCTTGAATGTCTGTTCCTTCCATAAGTCTCCTTAAGAACTTTTAATGCGCGCCTTCTATCTCCTCCGCCACGCGATTTTTCACGTCCTGGCTCGCATCGCTCAGGTATTTGAACGCCAGTCTCTTGAAAATCTCTTTCTTCAACGTTTTCGACTCGATGCCAAGGGCGAGCAGCTTCTGGGCATCGTCCAACTCCGTGCCGAGGCTGTTGATATCGAACTCATCCATCCCCGAGACATCGATTGAGACGCCGTCCTGGCGGGCTGCTGCGATCGCCCACAGAATTTGCTTCAGTCCCTCCTTCACCGTGTCCCCGTAGGCCCGCAGCACCTCTTCGGTCGTCGCAAATTCCATTTGCAAGCTGAGCGCAGACTGGCGTCCCGAGCCCGTATCGCCGGATTGGCTCATCAGATAGCAGACCCGGTAAATTTCATCGCGCAAACTCACCAGATTGTCCGCTGCAATCTGGTATACCTTGCCTTCCGGCTCAGTCCATCCGAACCGATCGTCCTTTCCCAGTTGGATGTAATAGGATTCGCCCACCACCTGCTTCCATTCGTGGTCCGAATAAACCACGGGAGAAGCGAAAAGCCCCATAGTGAGTGCCCACGAAAGCGCGTTGGACTTATTGAAGTGTTCCAGTTGGAGCGAGGCCGACTTATTCATGAGCCACAACCCGTCCGAAACCTTGATCTCGAAGAGTGGTACTCGCCCCACCGATGCCATCCCATGCCGGCCTTCATCAATGAGCTCAATCGGACTCGAGTCGCCATGCCTTCTGTAGATTTGGTAGTTCTCGCGGTCGTAGTAGATCCAGCGAGTTTCCTTTTCCCGTTTCGCGTCCGTGACCTTCGATTGCTGTAGGCACGATGTCCGCAGCACCACCCAATCCAAGCCGCCGGCCCGGTTTTGGCTCCAGTTAATAACTTCCTCCGGACTGTAGTCCACCAAATACGCGCGCGACTTGCCGCACGCATCCTCCTCCGCTCGAGATCGCGGCGTGCCATCCACTTTGGGAAAATCCACTACGATAAAGCTGCTGCCGCAAACCAGCACATCGACGAACCGCTGACGAAAGAACTCGCTCAGGCTCGTGCCTTTGAGGTCGCAATCCTCGGACAGCACGCCATAGAAATCTATTGCCGCCGGATCGCTGCCTTCGAATAACAGCCCCGGTTCGCACCGCATTAAAGTGGCCGCGTACCAATCGATAATCGATCCTATATAGTTCTGGTAGAAGACCCGAGCTAGTCGCTCCAGGTAGATCTCTCCGGGTTCCTTGTGTCGCCGCACAAGGTATAAGGAAGCATTTGTGCGTAACTGCTCGCCTCCGGCGTAAAGATCTTTGTATTGCTTCCAAATCGCCTTGCGCGCGACATATTCGGGGTGTTCCCGGTTGATGTTTTCCATGGTTATAGAACCCTGTCCGACCGTTCACCGATCTGTGGTAGCCTCCGGCATTCCTGCCACAGCAGATATCCCAGAGCATCGGAGGCGTGTGTTCTCAACCGGTCCCGATCCTTGTCGATCTGGCCAGTGTCGCCCTTGAAACAGACCTGCTCGAAATCTTGAATCAGTTCCTTGCATTTCTTGTCCACCTGGAGGCCGATATCGCCGTTAGCCGAAAGCAGCTTGGTGTTCATAAGATTAATGCGCTCTCGAACGCTGGGATTCGACTTCGGCACCTTGTATTCCACATTCATTGGCGAATACAGCATCAAGTGTTCCTTCACCATGTCGTAGTCGGACATGCCCCCGGTTTGTTGTGCGAACCCCGACGCATCACCGTATATCTGAATTCCCGCCGCATGGTTCGGATAGCGCGCCAGGAACGCTTCGCAAGCCTGCCTTGTCGTGGCGTGCCGGATTACAATTTCATCCAGCACCGTGATCCGGCCGCCCGAGATCTGGGCGATCACAGAACTCATAGGATCCACATTGAAATCCAAGGCCCAAAGAATCGGCCGGCGCGGATCTACATCAAGCTCAGTAACATGATGTGTTTGCTCGAAGGAACTGTATACACGGCTGCCATCTAGATTGAGGTAGGAACCCAATACCTCCTGCGCGTAAAACTTCTCATCGTAGCTTTCTCTCAGCCGGTTGTAAAACTCCGGATCCCGCCCCAGTAAGTGGCGGTTCTCACTTGGTTTGGCGTAGATCGTTCGATACGTCTCGCTCTGCTTCGCTACGAACTTTCGGTAAACCCAGTCGTACCCTTTCGGCGTCCAGGCCGCGAATCCACACAAGCGTTTCGCCTTGGGATCCCGCAGCCTTCCTTCCAGTCGGAGCCATGCTTCCTCTTGCGTGTACGTCAATTCATCTAATCCGAACCACGCCAGATTTGTGCCGCGCAATCGTTCGAAGTCGTCTACCGGGCGAAACAAGATCCTCGACCCCGTATCGCTCATTACTAGGGCATTCTCTGCCTTATTGTGCTCATACGGGATCTTGTTCGCGCCTAGCAGTTCGAAGAGTGTAGCCTGAGTGGCATCCCGCAACATCGGATACGTGGGCGCTCCGAGGAGTCCCGTGCGTCCAGGATTCAGGTAGGTCAGTCGAATCGTTTCGTGGCAGAGGGCTTGACTCTTGCCACTACCGATCGGCCCCGAATATCCTTTATATCTCGCCGAACAATCGTGAAAAGCTTTCTGTGAATCCAGCGGGTTGTAGCTTATTTCTCGGAGTTGGACTTCTCGTTCGGGCCCACCCATGTAACTTTGATCTCCTTGGGTTCATCTTCCTGCCCGATCTCCCGTCCGAGTTGTATTAATTTGACGTACTCCGCCACGGTGGGGTCATACTCAGCGCTATTAATCTTCGTCTCGAACTTATTGATCGTCCGCTCGAGTAGCTCGCTAACCCGTACCTTCTCGCTGACGTCTCCCCAGTTCTCACATTCTCTGCAGGACTTAGGAGCCTTCTCTGTAGACTTTTTTTTCTCGGCATCCGTGCTCCTCAAATAAAAAGCCCCGTATTTCTACGGGGCTGTTCCAAGCCTTTTCTCTGACCTGAGAATAGCATTGGAGCGTTTCGAGGCTTTCTTCGACGATTCGCTAAATCATAGAAAACAGGGAAAATATACTTATTGCGAATTTGTGAATTGCCTTTGACGGACCTGCGGGCAACCTTACTTAATAGCCAGCACGCGCGGAGCGATTCTCTTGGCTTCCCGCGTAGGTGGGACTTCAAACCTCC